AATCTATAATCTAGCAGCACAATCGCATGTAGCAACCTCTTTTAAACAACCAGCTTTGACTTGGGATATTACCGGCAAGGGCTGTATTAATATACTACAAAGCATTATTGATTTATCTATGTTTGATGTAAAATTTTACCAAGCCTCTTCAAGCGAGATGTTTGGAAGCTCTTATATTGAAGATGTAAAAAATGGTATTAAATACCAAGATGAAAATACGAAATTCATGCCAAACTCTCCATACGCTATTGCAAAATGCGCCGCTCACTATGCTGTTCGTATGTACAGAGATGCTTACAATCTTCATGCTAGTTCTGGAATTTTATTTAACCATGAAGGTCCAAGGCGTGGAGATAACTTTGTAACTAAGAAAATAATTAACTGGATTCAAGACTTTACCGCTTGGATGAATAAGTATAAAATTGAATTCCATCAATTGGTTTTATCTGGAGATTATATTTATGGCCCGGTTCAAGGTATGTCTTATAAAAAACTAAGATTAGGTAATTTAGAAGCTTTTAGAGATTGGGGTTATGCTGGAGATTACGTTGAAGCTATGTGGCTAATGTTACAACAGGAAACTCCAGATGACTATGTAATATGTACTGGTAGAACACACACTATAGCAGAGTTTTTAGATATATCATTTAATATGGTAGGCTTAACAGAGTGGCGCAATCTGGTTGTTGTAGATCCAGAATTTTATAGACCATCTGAAGTCCCATACTTGTGCGGAAATTCAAATAAGGCACAGCAAAAGCTAGGATGGAAGCCAAAACACACACTAGAAGATCTAATAAAACTTATGTTATTAAGCAATGAGAAACTTTAAAGTTTATCTGGATCTAACAGACATTTATCCACAAATTAAAAAATTTTTCCTGAGAGAATATGTAGTACAATATCCATTAATTTTTATAGAAGCTGACGATCCAGACGATGCCTGTTATATGGTAATATATAGATTAATCAAACTTATTATGGACCAAGATCCTTCTATAGAGACTAGAATACTATGTAAACAAATCAAAAGATTAGTTCGCGTAGACAAGGTAATATCTCTATGAAAAGAAACTATAATGATGATGCATATACTCAGTGGAGAAAAGATATATTAAAAAGAGATGGTAAAAAATGCAAAATGCCGGGATGTGGATCTAAGTCTAGATTACAGGTTCATCATATTAGAAAATGGTCTACAGCTAGCTCTTTAAGATATGATTTATCTAATGGTATAACACTATGCAAAAAATGCCACGATTCTATCAGAGGAAAAGAAAACCACTATGTTGGTCTTTTTAGTTTATTAGTGAAATAATATGGAAAAATTTATTGTTATCAAAGATACCAGAGAACAAGAAGGATACTTCTTTAGCGCATTTAATACATGCGCCGGTATGATAGAACGTAAATTAGATACTGGAGATTATTCTATAGAGGGTCTAGAAGATAAAATCTGTATAGAACGTAAAGGATGTGTTGAAGAGTTAGCAGTTAATCTTGGTCAAAAGAAGTATGCATTTTTAGATGAAATAGAAAGAATGAAAACTTTTCCACATAAATTTCTTATACTAGAATTTAATATTGAAGATGTGGCTAAGTTTCCAGATGAAACAAGAATACCAATCAAGAACAAATCTTCTGTAAAAATAACTGGTAAATATATACTAAAGTGTTTATTTGAATTTGCACTATATAATAATGTACAAATTTTATTCTGCGGTAACAAATATAATGGATTTTTAGCAGTAAGTAGTATCTTAAAAAGAGTTCATGAAATGTATACCACTGGGAGAAAAAAATGATGTCCGAGCCAGAAATACTAAAAGATTTTCATGACTACGGAGCTAATCTTGCTACTAGAGAGATATTTCTCCATAATCATTATCATACAGAGGATAACGAAAATCCGGGTGTAGAATACAGAATGTCTAATACTTTTATTAAGAATTTGAGAGCATTAGATAGTAAAAGTGATTCACCAATAGTTATACATATGCAGAGTATAGGCGGTGAGTGGGACGATGGCATGGCTATGTTTGATGCAATAACAATGTGCAGATCATATGTAACCGTTGTAGCATATGGTCAGGCTTCTTCAATGAGTAGTATTATTTTCCAAGCTGCGGATTGGAGACTCATGACTGTCAATTCTCATTTTATGTGCCATTATGGATCTTCTGGTTTTGATGGTAGTTATCTTGATAATCAGAATTTCACTGCATATGATAGAAGATGCGCAATAAAAATGTTAGAAATTTATTCTGCTAAATGTGTAAATGGTCAATATTTTAAAGACAAATTTGGAAAGAAGCCTACAGAGAAACAGGTTAAAAATTTCTTAACTAGAAAATTAAAAGATGGTAATTGGTACTTGAGTTCAGAAGAAGCTGTATACTATGGCTTTTGTGACGATATAATAAAAGATTGGAATCAACTCAAAAAGGCTATATGAAAAACAACCTTAAAACTATAGACGAATCTTGGCTTGGTTTAGATACAGTAGATTCTGATATCTTTAACCCTATGGTTTTTGCTAACCCCTCTCATGATGATTTTGAAAATAGATTTGCTTGGCTTATGAGTAGGCCAGAATATTTATCTTTCTTCTGTCATCATATATTAAATATACAACTTCTTCCATCTCAATCATTAATTTTGTATGAACTATGGAACCGTAAGTTTCCCATGTTGATTGGAAGCCGTGGACTTGGTAAGTCTTTTAAGCTCTCATTATATTCGATCTTAAGAGCTATTATGATACCAAAAAGAAAGATTGTTGTAGTTGGAGCAGCATTTAGACAGTCTAAGGTACTATTTGAATATATGGAAACTATATGGCGCAATTCTCCAATGCTAAGAGAAATGTGTGATAATGATAGTGGCCCAAGAAGAGATACTGATAGATGTGTTATGAAAATAAATGATAGCACAATAACATGTTTACCACTTGGTGATGGTCAAAAAATTAGAGGTCAAAGAGCTAATGATATTATCGCTGATGAGTTCGCTTCTATTCCTAGAGATATTTTTGAAAATGTTGTTGCTGGTTTCGCCGCAGTTAGTGCAGATCCAGTACAAAATGTTAAACGCATGGCTGCTAGAAAAAAAGCAGCAGAGTTAGGCATTGAAATAGAAGATGTTTCTCCCGATAGGAGTGGAGAAAAGAAAGATAACCAAATTATTATATCTGGTACTGCTTATTATGATTTTAATCATTTTGCTACATACTGGAAGAAATGGAAAGCTATTATTAAAAGCAGAGGTAATCCAGCAAAGTTAAGAGAAGTATTTGGTGGAGAAGATTACCCAGAAGATTTTGATTGGACTCAGTATTCTATTATTCGTATGCCGTATGAATTATTACCAAAAGGCTTCATGGACGCTGATCAAGTAGCAAGATCAAAAGCTACTGTTCATACAGGTATATATCAAATGGAATATGGGGCTTGTTTCACAAGAGATAGCCAAGGATTTTTCAAAAGATCTCTTATAGAATCTTGTGTTATATCTCAAAATAACGAAATAAAAGATTCTCAAGGTAAGCCAATAACATTTGAGGCAACGCTAATTGGCGATCCTAATAAACGATATATATTTGGAGTTGACCCAGCATCTGAAGTTGATAATTTTAGTATTGTTGTTTTAGAAGTAAATCCAGACCACAGAAGAATAGTTCACTGCTGGACTACCACAAGATCAGAACATAAAGAAAAAGTTAAAAAGGGATATTCTAGTGAAACAGATTTCTATTCATACTGCGCTAGAAAAATTAGAGATCTTATGTTACTATTCCCGTGCATACATATTTCAATAGATGCCCAAGGTGGTGGTATTGCAATTATAGAATCTCTACACGACCAAGACAAGATTAAAGAGGGTGAATTGCCAATATGGCCTGTAATAGATGACGAGAAACCCAAAGATACTGATGGCGAAAGAGGATTGCACATTATAGAGCCATGTCAATTTGCTAAATATGAATGGTTATCTGAATCAAATCATGGAATGAGAAAAGACTTTGAAGATAAAGTTTTATTGTTCCCTTTCTTTGACTCTATTAGTCTTGGTTTATCAAATTCAGAAGATGCTATTAAAAATAGAATGTTTGATACACTTGAAGAATGCGTTATGGATATTGAAGAACTAAAAGATGAATTAAGCATGATACAAATGACACAAACAACTAATGGCAGAGATAGATGGGATACTCCAGAAGTTATAGTTGGCACTGGTAGAAAAAGCAAGATGCGAAAAGACCGATATTCTGCATTATTGATGGCTAATATGGCCGCTAGAGTTTTACAGAGAACGCCAACGCAAGAAGCGTACAATTTCTATGGAGGTTTTGCTAGCGGAAGAAGCGATGTTGAACAAAAGTCGCAAAATAATGAAAAGTTATACAACGGACCAAGCTGGTTTGCAGAACAAATGAAAGATGTGTATTAATAATCAAGCAATCCAATTAACAATCCAACTATAGGAAAACCATGAGCAACGAAGAAATGATAACTTGGAATGACAATGATTTACCCAGCAAAGCAGAAGCTTTTGCGCAGTTTTCTGATAATATTGAATCATATACAGGTTTACCCAAAGCTCAAGGTACTCACTATAGAAATTTCGTAGACATTGAGCCAAATAGATCTGTTCGCCCCGGTTTTAATCCTAGCGATTATTATGCCTTTAGACCAGATGAAGCCGTTCCCCAGCAGCAGCGCCGTGCAATTAAAATGTGCATGGACGCTTATGATAAAGTTGGCATAATTCGTAATATCATTGATCTTATGGGTGATTTTGGAAGTCAAGGAATAGAGATTGTTCATCAAAATAAAAGCGTTGAAAGATTCTATAAGCAATGGTTTAAAAGCGTTAACGGCAAAGAAAGATCAGAAAGATTTCTAAATAATCTTTATAAAGCTGGAAATGTTATTGTATATCGAAGTTATGCAAATATGACTCCAGAATTAACAACATATATGAAGTCTTTATCTAAAGATATTAGAGTAGAAACACCTAATGTTCCAGAAAATCAGATACCTTGGAGATATAATTTTTTTAATCCATTAACTGTAAAAATGAAAGATGGAAATTTATCTCTATTCATGGGCGCACAAAACTATACCTTAAGTACAAATACATTTTTTGATAAGTTTCCAAATGGAGATATTCCAAGCACTGTTTTAGATACTCTACCAACAGCAATTAAACAAAGTCTAAAGCGTGGTGAAAAAGAAATCCCATTAGATCAAGCTAGACTAAGCGTATTTCATTACAAGAAAGATGATTGGCTACAATGGGCTAATCCTATGATTTATGCTATATTAGATGATATTATTATGTTAGAGAAAATGAGATTAGCAGACTTGTCTGCACTTGATGGAGCTATTTCTAACATTCGTCTTTGGACACTTGGTAGCTTAGAACACAAAATTCTTCCAAACAAAGCTGCTATTAACAAACTACGAGATATTTTATCAAGTAATGTTGGCGGTGGTACTATGGAATTAGTATGGGGTCCAGAACTAACATTCAAAGAATCTAGTAGCGAAGTATATAAATTCTTAGGTTCTGAAAAATACACAGCCGTATTAAATAGTATTTATGCTGGAATGGGAGTTCCACCAACTCTTACTGGCATGTCAACTAATGGCGGCGGATTCACAAATAACTTCATATCACTTAAAACCCTTGTTGAAAGATTACAATATGGAAGAGATCTATTAGTAAAATTCTGGGAAAAAGAAATTGAAATTGTAAGAAAAGCTATGGGTTTTAGATATAGCGCACACATACAGTTTGATCAAATGACACTTTCCGACGAAGCCGCAGAGAAGAACTTACTTATACAGTTAGCTGATAGAGATATTATTAGCCAAGAGACTCTGCTTGAAAGATTTAAAGAAATTCCAGAGATTGAGAAGATTAGACTTAAGAGAGAAGTTTCAGATAGACAAGATGAAGCTAATCCAAAGAAAGCCGGGCCATATCATAGCCCACAACAAAAAGAAGCTTTGGAAAAAATTGGTTTACAGTCTGGCAAACTATTACCCAAAGATGTTGGCCTAAAATCCAGCGTTCCTACAGACGTTCTATTACAACCAAAGGGTGCTTCTCCTTTTGGCGGTAGCGGCGGTCCAACAAGTAAACAGCCAGCACCATCAAGCCCAAATGGAAGACCACCGTTAAAACAAGACGATGGTCCTAGAAAGAAAAGAATAGATAATCCAAGATCAAAGCCGGGAGTAGCAGAATTAGTT